AAGACAAAGGCCGAGAGCCGCTTAAAGCGGAGAAGGACGAACAGGAGGACGAGCTAGAGAATTATTCTGAGAAGGTGCAGAAACGCATCAATCAGTTGAATCATCGCTACCACGACGAGCGTAGAGCCAAAGAAGCGCTGGTCAGACAGAATGAAGAGGCTATTCGCCTTGCACGGACTGTTTACGAAGAGAATGAGCGATTGAAGCAGACGCTTAGCTGGGGCCAGCAGGAATATGCCCGTGAAGCTGAAGCCAAGATCGAATACGCTCAGAAACTGGCTGAAGATAAGTATCGCAAAGCCTACGAGACAGGCGATACTGACGGGGTTTTGGAAGCGCAGAGAGAGCTGAATGAAACGGCTATTCAAAAAGCGCAGCTTCAAAACCAGATATCTAGTGCGGTACAGCAAGCCTCTTTACAACAGCAAAACAATATTGTATATAGTCAACCTGAACAGCAGTATTATGAGCAACCCGCACCGCCGCCTCGTGACGCTCGCGCAGAAGATTGGGCATCACGCAACCCTTGGTTCGGTAAGGATGAGGAAATGACTTCATTCGCCTATGGGCTGCATCAGAAACTTGTAAACAACGGCATTGATCCGACTTCCGATGAGTATTATCAGAAGATCGACAGCCGCATACGGGAAGTCTTTCCACAGAACTTCCAAAAGGCACGGAAATCGTCAGCCGTAGCCCCCGCTTCCAGAAGCACTGGTAGCAAAAGAGTGACGCTAACCGCCAGTCAAGTGGCCATCGCAAAACGTCTTGGTGTACCTTTAGAAACTTATGCCAAGTATGCAGCAAAGGAGATTAACAATGCCTAATCCAATAGGAAGACCCCCACGCTCAATGGAAACACGGGAACAAGAAATGCGTCCGGTTTCATGGAAACCCGCTTCGGACCTCCCAGTGCCTGTACCGCAAGACGGATATGTATTCCATTGGAAACGCGCCTCAATGATGGGTGAAGCGGACCATCGCAATATGGCGCAAGCCAGACGCGAAGGATGGGAACCCTGTAAGGCAGAAGATCATCCAGAATTTGCGAATGACCTTGCAGCTTTTGGGCTACAAGCTACTGGACTGATAGAAATTGGTGGATTGGTTCTGTGTAAAACAACGGCTGAAAATGCTGCAGCGCGTAAAGCGTACTATGAAAACCAGACCCGATCCGGTATGCAGTCGGTTGACAACAACTTCCTGCGTGAAAGTGATCCTAGGATGCCGCTCTTTTCTGAGAAGCAATCTAAAGTATCATTTGGTCGCGGTTCCTAAATCCCTAGGGACCGTATTAGAAACTTTTAGGAGTTAATTATGGCTAGTGTTTTTAATCCCGGTCCCACCGGCTTTTTGCCGGTAAACCTTCTGGGTGGACGTGTCTATTCTGGCGCTACGCGCACTATTTCGATTGCTTCTGGCTACGCCCAGAATATCGGCTTTGGTGATCTGGTAGCCTTGGATAACGCGGGCACCATTGTTCGTGTGGATACTACCTCTGGTGCAAAGGCAGCTTTTGCTTCTGCTCCGATAGGTATTTTCCTCGGCTGCAGCTATACCGATCCTACTCTGAAGTACTTCCTGAACGATCAGAACTGGACTTCTGGCACCGTTGCTTCCGATGCAAAGGCCATTATCGTAGACGATCCAGATGCAGTATTTCAGGTAACTCTGACCAATGCTTCTGGCGCTCAGTACACCTCTAGTGCGGCTACGCAGTCTAATGTTGGCAACAACATTGGTTACTATCAGCCAGCTACTCTGGTAAATGCTAGCGGTAACAGCACCGTATCTGGCAACTTGGCTTCTGCTAACACCACTAGCACCCTGCCGTGGCGCGTTGTGTCTGTTGTACCGGAAAGCGTTTTGTCTGATGGTACTTTTACGCAGGTTCAGGTTATTTACAACTTTGGTCTGCATTTCTATCGTCAGGCTACTGGTATTTAAGGAGATATAATCAATGGCTGCTATTTCACGCGCTCAATTACTTAAAGAGCTACTCCCCGGTCTTAACGCCCTGTTCGGTCTTGAATATGATCGTTATGGCGAAGAGTGGAAAGAACTGTTCGAGATAGAAAGCTCTGACCGTTCCTTTGAAGAAGAACAGAAGTTGTCCGGTTTCGGCGCTGCTCCTGTTAAGAACGAAGGTTCTGCTATTGCTTACGACACCGCTCAGGAAGCTTGGTCCACTCGTTACACCCACGAAACCATCGCTCTCGGCTTCTCTCTCACGGAAGAAGCTATCGAAGATAACTTGTATGACTCCCTGTCTGCTCGTTATACCAAGGCGCTGGCTCGTGCTATGGCCTACACCAAGGAAGTCAAGGGTGCCGCTATTCTGAATAACGGTTTCAACTCTAACTACCCCGGTGGCGATGGTGTGTCTCTCTTCAGCGACAGTCACCCGCTGGTGAATGGTTCTACCTTGTCTAATGTACCGTCAACCCCGACTGATCTGAACGAAACTTCTCTTGAGAATGCCGTTATCCAGATCAGCTTGTGGACTGACGAACGTGGCCTGCTGATTGCAGCCAAGCCGAAGAAGCTCGTTATTCCTCCGGCTCTGCAGTTCTTTGCTACTCGTCTGTTGGAAACCCAGCTTCGCGTAGGCACCACTGATAATGATGTGAACGCCATCGTGAACAACGGCTCCATTCCGGGCGGTTGGGCAGTTAACCACTTCCTGACTGACACTAACGCTTGGTTCCTCCAGACCGACGTACCGAATGGCCTGAAGCATTTTGTCCGTGCTGCTCTGAGCACATCGATGGATGGAGACTTCGATACCGGCAATGCTCGCTACAAGGCCCGCGAACGCTACGCATTTGGTTTTTCCGATCCGTTATCAATGTTTGGTTCGGCAGGCTAAAACTAGCTAAATCAAGCACTTAAAGGGAGCTTAGGCTCCCTTTTTTAACGCCAAAAGAAAAAGTTGACGGAACACTGTTCCACATGTACTATGTAACCCTCACTAGCTTTTTATCGAGGGTTCTTATGAAAAATGTCATTTACAAAATACGAAATGTCGTCAACAACAAATTCTACGTAGGCAGCACTGTTGACAGCCGCAAGCGCTTTTGGGCACACAGAAAAGGTTTGCGGGCGGGTAAGCATTCCTCTATAGCTCTGCAACGGGCTTGGGATAAGTACGGTGAAGACTGCTTCAAGTTTGAAATTGTCGAGCAACTCGATAGTAGGGAGGAGTTATTTCCGGCAGAGCAACGCTGGCTAGACGAGCACTTCGGCAAAGATTATTGTTACAACGTGGCTTCTCATGCTGATGCACCTATGCGCGATGCTTCTCCTGAAATGAGAGCACACTTAGCTAATACGACTAAAGCATGGATAGAAAGAAAAGGGCACCCCCGATTAGGTGTAAAGCTTACGGAGGACCAGCGGATAAAGTGTGCTGAAGCGGCCAAAAAAGTACCAAAAGGTGAAGCTTCTGTCCTTTATGGCGTGCCTAGGACCGATGAAGTAAAAGCAAAACTTAGCGCTGCCTTAAAAGGCTTGCCTAACAAAATGAAAGGTCGAAACCTTTCAGAAGAAGGCAGAGCAAATATAGCTGCTGCAGTCAAACGCGGCGAGGAATCACACTTCTATGGTAAGCGTCCTGTTAATGCAGACGATCTTCAGAAGGCTATCCGCGCCGTGCTCCCTGATCGTTCGATTAAGGAGTTCAAGAGCCTCACAGAAATGCGGGATACGCTAGGTATTTCCATTGCTACAATCATTCGCGCATGCAAATCAGGCAACCCAATCATGTTTGGTGATTTCTCAGGATGGGTGCTATCTTATGCAGATGGTCCTCAAAATGAAGCACCTGAGATTCCTGAAGAGTTCCTAGCCTATCCTCGTTCAAGGCAAGAAGCTAAGGATACTGGAGCCAAGTATTACTTCACAGGCATCCCCTGCGACAGGGGGCACATTTCGCCCAGAAAAGCCAAAGGAATATGTGTAGCTTGTATGAAAGAAGATTACAAAAAAGACAACGATAGGCGCAAGCAGAAGGCGCTTGACACCACCCCAAAAACATAATATAAGTCTCTTAAATCTGGGATTTCTAACTGCCTGAGCGACTGACCCAGCAGATACCGCACACAACGTCAGGCCCAAGTGCATGAGGTAATCTCAATGAGTTTTTCGACTTTTTCCGGGCCGATCCGCTCTGGTACTGTTCGTTATGGTACTGGCGAAAACTGCGGCGTAGCCGTTCTTGTCCAGACTGAAGCCCTTCCTGCTGCTGCAGGTGCTACCACCGTTGCTGTTCTTCCAGCCGGTTCACAGATTCTTGATATCATCGTAGACACCACTACGGTATTTAACTCAGCGACTACGCTGAAGATTGGTA